AATTTCTAAATTTCTCGTCTTGAGAAGAATAATCACTGTTACGCCATGCAGGAAAAACGCCTCGTTCCTCCGCTAAACTACGAGATGCATCATCAGCAACGTCTTGGATGAACCCCATAAGAGTTCCACCCACTTGACGACCGGAATCTGTATCATAACCTATACGCAGTTGGGTAAGTAAGTCAGCGAACCCCATAACTCCAAGCCCAATTTTTCGGGTGGCTTTAGTCATAGTTTCTATTTCAGGCGTTGCGTAATAGTTTGCGTCAATAACATTATCTAAAAAGCGTGTAGCAATTTTAACTACTTTACCTAACTCTGACCAATCAATATTATCTTTCCAGTTTAATGATGGCTCCGATGATTTAGTAAAAGCTGTCGCCTTAAAGAAATTAGCTACATTAATTGAACCTAAATTACAAGATTCATTTCCTAATAGGGGTTGCTCGCCACACGGATTGGTGGCAATCATACGACCATATTCTTCCATAACATGGTTATCACGATTAACGGTGTCAAGGAAAATCATGCCCGGTTCACCATTTTTCCACGCCCCATCGACAATTTTACTGAAAACTTCACGGGCAGCTAATTCTCCCACAACTTCATTATTTCTAGGATTGATTAGAGGGTAATTCATTCCCGCTCTAACCGCTTTCATAAAATCATTTGTAACCCCTACAGAAATATTAAAGTTATGAATATCCCCCTCAACAGATTTACAAGAAATAAATTCTAAGATATCGGGGTGATGAATGTCCATAACCGCCATGTTCGCACCATCACGTTTACCCCCCTGAGTAATCATAGACGATACTCGTGATAGTGTTTTAAGAACTTCTATAGGCCCACACGAAATACCATGTGTAGTTTTAATCCGGTCTCCTTTGGGACGTAGGTTAGATAAAGCAAATCCCGTACCACCCCCAAATTTCTGAACCATTGCCGTATCATGTGCAGCTTTCATTATTCCTTCCATACTATCTTCGAGAGGTAGAACGAAACACGCAGATAAAGTTCCTTGTTTAGTCCCCGCATTCATTAGGGTGGGGGAGTTTGGGAGGAAATCTAAATTAGACATAATGGTATAAAACTCATTAGATGTAAGTTGACTATCAATATCTAATTTACCGTATTCCTTTTCAACGGCGGCAATCGCATCTGCAACTCGACGAAACATTGCAGGGGCATCTTCCACTACTTCATTAGAATCGTCCTTTAAAAAATATCTTTTCTTGGCGACTACTTCAGCTTGTGAACTTAGGGTAATGGGTATAGTCCCGATGGTGTGTGTTAGCGTCATAGTTGTTGTCATTTATTTCTCCTACCCTCTGAATCCACAGTATAAACATAATTTACGTTCCATTACCCAAAAACTTGGCTGACACACCCCTTCGGAACAACCGGGGTTGATATGTTCTTTACTGTCTTCCTGATCACTCTTATAGGATAGCATAACATCCATACGTTTCGCAAGGTCTTTACCTAATCCATCATCATTGCCGTCGGCTCTACCTTCGGGAGTTTCGCCCGGAGCCACCGCCTCAATCCAATCAGAAGTACTACCCAAAGTTTCGTATTTAAACACAGTCGTTTCCCACGCAGCTTGCGCTGCCATCGCAATGGAAAAGAAAGCATCCCCATGTCCCATCGGGGTAACGGGGGCTTTCAAATCATTATTGACAGAAATAATTTGCTGTGTTTGTCTCTCGTCTTTTAAAAGTTTAAAATTACCACCATGAACTAATTTCTCTAAAATTTGCGCCATGGTGTGTTTACTCTTAGCGGAAAACGCCATCGGGTGCCAAACTTGTTCTAACCCACGGTCTTCTAATTCTCCTCTCGTATTATCAATATACCCTTTTTCAAGCTGAAAGTTTCGTGCAACTTCATTTAAAAACTCTATTTGATCGGTATAATTCCAACCGTCTAACCATGTCTGATTAATCTGCTTCAGCACATCCCCTTCCCTACTGAAAATTACAAGATGAGAGGGATGCCGTTTTTTCCCTACATCAAATCCTGCGAAGAGTTGTTCATTGGGATTCTTTTCATACTTCTTATGGGGGCTAAATATCCGTAGACTAGAATCCTCACACTTAGAAATATCCTCCCGATTAAAGTAAGACTCTGTTTGAAAGGAGGGTTGAAGAAGAAACTCTGAGGCAAAGGATTTTGGGCGAGCCGATTGTTGCGCCAACAACCAATCTTCCGAATACAGTTCGGGCATAAGAACCCGCCTTGTAGGGGTAGGGTCAAGCGCAGGTAACACTCGTGAAATAAACCGTGGGTCTCTTTGTAACTTAGCCAGAATATCATCTGGTAACATCGGCGTTCCAAGTACTATAACAGGGGTATTTCTATTTGGTATGAACATCGTCTCTGTCATAAAGTGATCTTCAATTTTATTCATCTCACCCAGTTGTAACGGATTTTCTGGGTCTCTAAGGATGTCATCAGCGATCAACGCCCCATTAACGTGCATCCCTCTTTTAAACGAGAACAATCCACCATGTAAAATTTCAACTGGTTTATTGTTGAGAGTGTACCTAAACTGAAATTCCGCACGAGTATTTTTTGCTTTCAACCAATCCATTAAAATCGGGTTGCGTTGTACTGTCTTATTTATTTCAGAAATATGATACCGTGCCATAGTGTCACTATATGAAAGATATAAAATAGAGGTATCTCGTTTAGCTTTCAGCAATCGCCACACACTGAAGGCGTGTCCCAACAAAGTACTTTTAAAATGAAACCGTGGAAGGATAGCAACATAGTTTTTATTTTCTGCAATTGCACGTTCTATGTCATCTGTAATTATATCTACGTGCCACGCATTAAATAACTCCGGTCGATCATAACTTAGTGACCAAACATTTCGTACAAAGTCTCTAAAGCTTCCAACGTCAGCTTTTTGTGTCCCTGTCAGCCCTTCCGATAATTTTTGTAACGCATCTAAAACTGTTATATCTTCACGTTTTGTGCTGGGGAACGCCATTATTTAGCGGCTCCCTCTTGCTGAATAATACCTTGGAACCGTGCGGCTATACGCCCAATAAGTTCAGCGTCAGAAATTTCCTCAACTAAAACATTTAAGACATCTTGAACAAATTGAATATTAATCAATCCCTTCATAGTTTCACGTTCCCCTTGGATACTCATATCAATTGTTCTAGCGGCAGTTCCTGCGTCGTGAAACTCTAATCCCTCTAAATCATCTTCTGCTTTCTCTCTAATTTTTCCATAAATATCTAAATGATCTGCGTTCAATCTCGCAAAGCGTTGACTTTCCGTTTCCATTATTGCATTCGATCCCACACTCTGCACTTCCAAACGTTTCTCATCCCAATTGAATTTTTTTGACCATGCGTAAATTGTGGAGATAGTAAGGGATACCCCAAACTTATCTGAAAGTTTTTGGGTAATCTGTTTCGCTGAATGCTCCCCAGAAACATACAAACCCATAGCTTCTAATCGAACTTCCGGTGATATTATTCTAGGCATTAGTGTACTCCAAACGCTTCAGTTCCATGCTCTGGAGATTGAGAATCAATATTGCCTCCATATGGCGTACCGTTTGATTGTAACATTTTACTAAAATCCATGTAGCCTGTCTTATTAGTAGCCGCATTGAAACACATAGGTACTTTAAATTTAGCCCCATTAGAAAAAAATTCTTGAAACCCCACCCCAATTTCATCTCTTGTGCAAACCCCTTCCCAAACATTGTCTTTTACACCAATAGGTTTATAGCTACTGTTCTTTCGTAATGCCCCCGTAGTTCTTTGGGTATCTTTAAATTGTTTATTATTTATACACGCTAAATACTTACACCACACTACAACCCCGTGTTCTTGCTTTAAGTCTTCTAACGTGGTTCCTTCTGGGAACTTATCCTCATACACAGGGGCCTCCGGAACCGCCTTCGTATTCATGTAAAAAGTTACAGGTTTATCCGCCATTGACTTCTCCTTGCCTTTTAGCCCACAGTGCGATACACGCAGCGTCAGCATAATCTTGTTCGGGGAAAATATCTCCCCACTTCTCTACCGCAAAATTTTTAATGTCTGGTTTCCCTGCATTACCCTTACCTAAAATTTGTTTTTTCCAACTTCTATTATCAACAGGATAACAAAGAATTCCTTTAGTGTGCAACAAATATTTCGCAACACTAACCACCCCAGAAATTTCCATGGTGGTACGAGCGTTTTGGATATATATGGCTGCTTCAATTGCAGAACATTGTATATCATTATACTCTAATTCGTTCTCTAAGTACACCGAAAAATTATCAAATATTTGAAAAAGTCTGTTATCAAAAGAATCTTTAGGGGTCGAATGAAATTTCAATTTAGAAACTATCCCCTCCTCGTCATTTACAATTACCCCGTGAACTGCCTTTGAAGAACAATCTAAACCTAAATAATTCATCTGGGACGCTCTCCCATTGTTCGGAGACCCACGACCCGTGACACTGAGGCGTAAGCTTTGTCATAAGCTTTAAGTGTCCCACTCAACTGCTTCACCGCCGCTTCCGTTTCAATAACTTCCTTACGTAACTCCCATAATTGTGGGTAAGAGTTCAAGGCTTCCCCACGTAATTCTTCTCGTGTTGGCTTTTTCTTCCCCGCTTCTTCACGCTCTGTCGCTATATTATTCATAGCCTTAGCTATCCCATCGTCAAACGCCGCTTGTAAAGCGGACAGGGTACTGTCAAGTTTTGCCACTTCAGCTTCAAGATAACTTGTATATCCACCAAACATAGCTAAATAACTTTCCAGACCTTCGTTTGAAGTAGTAGCATAATCGCCTAAAGGTAACTTTGGAAGATTAGAAATATCGACATCAAAAGAAGAAACTTGTAAATCAGATTTCAATCTACGTCGAACATTACCCAATGCTTTCATTGGAGTCCACCCCGTAGTTTTTTCACCCTCTTTATAGTTAACCATCTTTTACTCCTTAATATTCTACAGCTAATCCGCGGGTATCTATCCCTTTACATTTACACCAAACATCTCCAGTGCAAGTAGCTGGTAACTCTGACATATTCATAATGTTTATACATCGTTCCAACAAAGTTTCCCAAACTTTTATATCTCGCTGTACTTTAAAAGCTTTCAATTTTTGGTCGTTTTTATTTTCATACAGTACAATTCCATAATCTTTATTTAGTAAGTTTAAATAAATTTGTAGCTGAATAAAATGATCTTGTTTAGGAGAACTTTTTAGATCGTTAAATCCTTTATCATTAATTGACTTTAGTTCTACCACCACTTCCCCTTTGGTGGGATGACGTAACAAGAAATCTAATCGCCCACTAATAGGAGGAGACGCTAACTTTAACGGCTGCTCACGAGCGATAAGAATATTCATCTTTGTAAAATATTTAGCCATACGATCTTCTAGCGACGAGCCTGTATCAAAGATACGTTTCACTCTAGGGTCTAAATCTTCCCATGGAAGAAAACCATTAAAAGATGCATAGAGGTACTTATCACAGGTACTACCTAATGCGGAAGGATAAAACACCTGCCCACGATGCGGAGACATCTTAC